TTATGGAGTGAACTTCAGCCCGATTCTTATTCCATTGAGGATATTAAGAAGAAGGCATCTGAGCTGTATGAATTCGTGGAGAAGAAGTAAGTAATAAGTTTGGGGAGTCCTTGTGGCTCCCCAAATTTAACGGAAAGTAAAATGGCAACTAAAAAAAATCGAATAGATGATGGAAAAATTAATACTGAATCCGAATTAATCAATGATTCGGAAGAAAAATTATGGGAGAGTAATCCAATGGAAGCATTGAGATACGAAAAAATTGAAACAAGAAAGAAGTTAAATTGGTGGGCAAGATTTTCTTTAAGTCTAATTATTGTAACTACTTTTTTGTTTTTGGTGTGGTTATTATTTTATGCAGAATTACCACAAGCAAGTCGTGATTTGGTGAATATCATGGTGGGTGCTTATGTGGCTGTCCTTGCTAAATCAACCGATTATTGGTTCAAGGATAAAGATGATCCAGAACAAAAGGAAACTGAAAACGTATCACAAAATGGAAATAATGATACGATTTGACTTGACTATTTTGTGTAATTTGGTATAATGGAGTTATAATGAATGAGTTACTTAATATGTACACAACAGAACAATACAACAAAGAAATTGAAAAGTTAGTAGAGACTACTAACATGAGTTATCTAGATGCAATGCTTTATCATGCAGACGAAAATAGTCTAGAATCGGAAACGGTTGCAGGATTGATTAATACCAAAACTAAAACTAGATTGAGGGAAGAAGCAGAACAGTTGCATTTTATGCCCAAGACAGCAAAACTTCCAATATGATACCTAAAGTGGAGCCGTTTGAAGTATATCAAAAATATCTTTCGCTGAAACAACATTTCGGTAAGAAGGATTATGATTATTTTAAATTCAATGGAAAAGTTCGTGCAAGTGTTTCATCCTTTGAGAAACGCAAAGATAAACATCATTTTATAAGACTATCTAAGATATACAAAGATGAAGAGATTACCAAATTCTTTGTTTCTAATTTTGTTAAGTCAAGTGAGTTGTGGGTAGGAAATCTTACAGCACCAGAAGGAAGAGAAAATTATATTTCATGGAAGGCAAAGATTCAAGGTCTTCCGTATGTTTTTGAAAGTGAAGTTGATTCGTTATTTGATGGTAACGATACTTTTAACTCACTTTTTGATTGTGTGGATGGTCAACATCCACCAGTACTCCGTTCAGTATTTGGCGGAGATTTGTCGATTGAGTCCTTTATTATCATGGATTCAATTCTTAGGTTTACCTCTAGGTTCAATGAAGAAATAGAGGAAATGGTCGTGTGGCCAGACCTATATAATATGTGTACTAATTATGCACCATTCTTGGTTGTGAATAAGCAGAAATACGTAGACATATTGAAAAAACAAGTAGATTTATATTATGCATAAAGTGGATAATCTGAAACACGTAGAACAAGGAGAATAAGATGGCAAGTTCATTTGCATCCCTCAAAAAGTCTCGTCAATCCTCACTGGAAAAACTTCAGACAGAGATTGACAAAATTAATAACCCTCAAAACAATTTCAGTCGAGAAGATGACCGCTTCTGGAAAGCGGAACTCGACAAGTCAGGAAATGGATATGCAGTTATCCGTTTTCTACCACCATCCAATGGTGAAGATATGCCGTATCAGCGTGTCTTCAATCATGGTTTTCAGGGGCCGGGTGGCTGGTATATTGAAAACTCTTTGACCACTATCGGTCAAAAAGATCCATTGGCAGAGTATAACTCTACCCTTTGGAATTCTGGAATTGAGGCGAACAAAGAGATCGCCCGCAAACAGAAACGTAGGTTGACCTACTTTTCAAACATCTTTGTTGTAGAAGACAAAGCAAATCCTCAGAACGAAGGTAAGGTTTTCCTTTTCCGTTATGGAAAGAAGATCTTTGATAAGGTGAGTTCAATGGCAAATCCTGAGTTTGAGGATGAGTCACCAGTAGATGTATTTTCCCTTTGGGAAGGTGCAAACTTCAAGTTGAAGATCCGTAAGGTTGACGGATTCTCCAATTACGATAAGTCAGAGTTTATTACTCCGGCTCCTCTGTTTGAAGATGATGCCAAGTTGGAAGAGACTTGGAACTCACAACATTCTCTTGATGAGTTTGTAAACGAGAGTAACTTCAAAAAATATGATGAGTTGAAATCTCGTCTTGATATTGTTTTGGGGAATACTCAGACTGCTGCAATATCAGCACCATCCTCAATTGATCAAGTGAATCATAAGGATGTTCCTTTTGATGGCGGAACACCCATTAAAGAAGAGACATCTACTGATGAGAACCTTGATTACTTCAAGAAGTTAGCGGAAGTATAGACTACGCAACCTTGTGAACAAAATCGTCACTTTCTCCTGGCAACATTTGTCCTATGGGGTTAGTGACGGTTGTTGTAGTATTGTTGTTTGTAACCACAGTACTATTATCCATCATAACAGGAGCAGAGGTTGTTCCACTTCCCACTTGCATTCCAACTCTTTCCATAGCCAGTTGATTCATTACTTGTCCTGCAATAGATCTTGCCATAGGGTCAATAAACACTCCTGCACGTTCAGAATCTAGAGGAATTACCGCTTCTACACCACCATCCATAGGAATACCACCACTAGCAGCACCTTTTCCTTGCCAAGTAGAATGTTCACCCACGACTGTTCCCGAGCTAGGCAACCAAGTTGGTTTAGTTGCAATAATTCCACCCTTGTATGTGTCTTTATCAGCAGTTATTCCAAATGCTTCTGCAACCCTGCTTCTAATACCCACACCCAAGAAATCTTCTGGAACTAATTCTAAAACAGATCGTAATATGGTATCTACAAGATCAATTTTTGATAAATCTATACCAGTTGCTAATGCATCAGACCCACCTTCTTCTGTACCACCAAATATTGGTTTACCTTCAATGAGGTTTACAATGAATTGTGGTAATAGAGATTTCCAATCGAATTTGTAATTTTCTTTTGCGAGTTGTGTAGGATCATCAATGAAATCTTGAATGAATTGTGGAAGTAAAGATTTCCAATTAAAAGAACCTACAGCATCTAACCCTGCTGCAATAGTAAGTGGTTTATCTGTAATGCCAGGAAATAGGTCGGCAATAAATTTGGGAAGTAATGCTCTCCAATCAAATGCACCCAATGCACCCATTCCAGCTGCAATAGTAAGTGGTTTATCTGTAATGCCAGGAAATAAGTCAGAAATAAATTTGGGAAGTAATGCTCTCCAATCAAAAGCACCAGCTGCAATTGCAAGGCCTTGAGTAGAATCCCACGCACCAATCATCCAATCTGGAAGAAGTGCTTTCCAACTAAATTCACCAGTTTTAGTTGCTTCTGCCGTTCCTGCTGCTACTAAATCTGATATAAATTTAGGAACTAATCTGACCATTGAAATTCTCCTGTTTGTGTAAATCCATCCACAATTTTAAGAATGAAATTTGGAACTAAACTTCTCCATGTGAACGGTGTATCTGCCCATGCGGTTTTTGCAACTTCTGCAATCTTCCATATAAATTCTGGAACTAAGTCTTGCCATTTAAATTCTTGTTTGCCGGGCGCATATTCACCAGTAAAAAACTTTGTAAGAAATGGTGGTAATAGATCCATCCAACTCCAAGTTTCTTTTGCTGCAACTTTGGTAACATTTTCAAATAAATCAACAAGAAATTTTGGAAAGAGGTCTGTCCATGTAAATTTTGGAAAATCAAATGTAAAGTACTCACCATTGAAAAGTTTATTGAGGCCGGGGGGGAGAAGATCGCTCCATTCCATATTATCTGTTACTGATTTTGCCCATTCTGGAGCAATAAAATCCCATACTGCTTTAATTGGTGCCAAGATAAGATCATCAAATTGTTTTTTAAACCACGCACCAATACCATCAAACCCCTTTGCTAATTTTTCTCCACCAATATATCCAAGAAGACCACCAATGGCTGCACCTAGAAGTCCACCAGCAATTGCTCCGGGCACTAATGCTGCCATAAAACCTATTCCTGCACCAGCAATTGCCCATTTTCCTGCATTTGAAAATGCACCTTCCCATCCAGATTTGTCTCCACCAAGAAATCCACCCAAAAATCCAGATATTTTACTTGTTCCCCATTCATCAGATTTTGCCCATCCCATCATACCATCTTTAATTGCCATTGCAAGAGCAGCAATTATTGCAACCGGCCCTATCATTGATATAATGGTTGGCCCAATTGTCGCCATGAATAATGCACCCAAAGAAGTAAATGCACCACCTATTGCTCCCATCAAAGTAGTACCAAGACCAGCAACCCATAGCATAAGTTTTTTAGGACTGAATAACATTGCTAACAATCCTCCTTCATCTGGTTTTTCTGGTTCTTTTCCATCTACTACACCACCCGCTGCAGCTGCTTTCTTTTTATTTGCTTCCTCTAATTCTTCTGCCGTTGGAGTTGCATCTACTAAAACTCCCAACAAGTCATTTGTAGTCTCACTTGATTCTTTTCTTTCGTCAAGCAAATCTTCGGCGGATTTTAGAAATCCTTGTGTGCCCATATCAATTTTTTCACCAACTTCTTCTATAACATTTTTTACTTCACTTGTTTCCAGCAAAATATCTGCCATAGTATCCTCTGAAGAACCACCGCCAGATGAACCTGCTACTGATATACCACCATTTGCTTCGGCTTCATCATTTGCATCTTTAAAGAACTTTAATGCCTTTTCTTTCTCTTCTTTTATTTGTTCATCTAAAACATTCTGTTCTCTTACAAGTTCTCTTGCTTTAATTGCTTCAATAACTTGTTCTTTGGTTTGATCTTTATATTCGTCTGTTGAAAGTAAAGTGTCTGCCATTGCATTCAATGATTTTACACGGAGTGCATTCTCTTCTTTAGTTTTCTTTTCTTCCTCTTCTGCTTTCTCTTTTGCTATTTTAGCATTTTCTTTTTTTCTTTTTAATGTACCAATCGTAAGGGTGTTTATAAGTCCACCAATGGGCCCACCAAACAGACCAGTAGTAAAAGCTTCTATTCCACCAAAAACACTTTCTTTAACATTATCATATTGTTGTTTTACTGCAC